GGGACTTAGGCCCAGAGGGTCAATTTCTTAGTACCAAAAAGCATTTGTTTGTTGTCGATTGCAATGGCCGTCATTACAAAATCACCGTGGAGGAAGTATGAAAGATACCAAAATCAACCTAGTAGCAAAGCATTTAATCAACAAGAAAAAGATAACCAGCTGGGAGGCAATTGAGCGCTATCACGCCACACGCCTAGCTGACATTATTTTTGACCTCAAGGCCGAGGGTTGGGACATCCTTACCGAGATGGTTAAAGAGCCATCTGGTGTGCGGTACGCAGTCTATCGCTTAATGTTTGTACCATCTAGAAATCGGAGGGCTGCATGAGAAAGACTAATTTTGAGGCAAATAAATGGCAGCGTAATGTGTTTACTAAAAAAGAATCTCCTTGGATGGAGGCCTTTGCTGCAGTAGGTTTAGTTGTATTTTGTTTACTTTTAGCATTTATTTAATCGGAGGGAATATGCAAAAAATAGCAACCGCGTTAGTCAAGGCACAAAAGGCCTTTGGTCCAGCGCTCAAATCATCCACCAATCCACACTTCAAATCAAGGTATGCCGACCTAGCAGCTTGCGTTGAGGCCGTAATTGATGCCCTAAACGAGAATGGAATTGCCTTGGTTCAGCACTCGCACGAATGTGCGGATGGAATCATTATCGAGACCATTTTTATCCATGAGTCTGGCGAAATGATTTCTGGAGGGAAACTCCATGTGCCAGCTACCAAACAGGATGCCCAGGGTTACGGGTCAGCAATGACCTACGCTCGGAGATACAGTTTGCAAGCAGCCTGTGGCATTGCTCCAGAGGACGATGACGGCAATAACGCATCGCGCCCAGTTAAAGCAAAGTCTACCCGCACCCAAGCAGAGATTGAAACGCAGATTAGCGCAGCAACCGACTCTGATCAAATCAAGTCCATTTGGAAAACCCTGTTACCAGACGAGCGCGAAATGGTGCGTGAGTTTGCAGCTAAACATAACGAGAAATTAAAAGGAGAGCAAAGTGCGTGAACCAAACCCATTTCAACAAGACGGGACCTGGTGGAACAACCGCCTTGGTAAGTTAACTGGTTCTAGAATGGCTGCAGCCATGAACTTTTTAAAATCTGGGAAAGAGTCTAGTGAGCGGGAGAACCTACGCTACGAGGTAGTGGCCGAGCGCATCACCAACACCTTTGCCGACAAGTACATGACCTCGGATATGCAATGGGGCGTGGAGCAGGAGGCAGCTGCTAAAGAGGCCTTTGAAAACACAACCGGTCTTATGGTTAAGGATGTCGGCTTTATTGACCACCCAAACATTGACCATTGCGGAGTGAGCCCAGACGGGTTTGTGTCCGATGGATGCTTAATCGAAGTCAAATGCCCCAAGACCAAGACACACATGAAATATGTAGCCAACCAGGCTATCCCGCCGGAGTACAAGCCACAGATGCTATTGCAGTCAGCCTGTACCGGTAAGGATGTTTGGTTTGTGTCCTACGATCCGCGCATGGGCGAGGGGAAAGACCTGTTTATCAAGAAATATATCCCGACCCCAGAGGAGTTGGCCGAGGTGAAGGCAGCTGCCGAGAAGTTCTTAGCCGAGTGCGATGCACTATTTGAGTTTTTTAATGACGAATCGAATTACTTTGATAAAGGGAGTTTTTAATGTTGATGATCGGATTAGCCCGCCTGGGCAATGACCCAGAGTTACGCTTTACGCCAGATGGTAAAGCCATCATGGATTTATCCCTTGCTTTCTCGTATGGCCGCAAGGTCGATGGTAAGCAGCCGACCCAATGGGTCAATGGGACCATGTGGGGGGATAGATGCGAGAAGTTAAAGCCGCATTTAGCCAAAGGCCAGCTTTTATTTGTCAGCATGACCGAGCCCCATGTAGAAACATATAAACGAAAGGACGGCACCGAGGGCGTAACTTTAAGGGCCAGGATAGGCGAATTAGAGTTTGCTGGGGCAAAGCCTGACTCGCAGCCACAAACGCCTGCAATCGTTCAAAAATACCCTTCCCGGTCATTTTCTGGTGATATTAGCGATGACAACCCATTCTAGGAGAGAAAAATGAAAATAGTCATAACCGGCGCTTGTTTACTAATTTTGAGTGGCTGCGGAATTATGTCCAACAAGCAGGCCATGCCAGAGCAGCAGCTGATTGTGGATGATAAGGTTCATTCCATGAGCCGTCTTGAGGTGGTTACCGCCATTCAGGACTGCCAGGTTGCCAAGACCAGAGCGGTGGTGATTTACGCCAAACGCAAAGTCGGTGGCATGACCCGTGACATTGTGGTGGATGTCTCATGCGCCCCGCTTTACTGATTGTTGGGGCGGTTTTGTTGGTTTTATGGCACCTGGAGGCCGTTCACGATGCGTACCGTGAGGGATTTACAGATGCCATAATCTACGAAAAAAAGAGCCCCACCAAAGAGGTAGGGCCGGAAACGACAAAGGAGTCGAAAGAAACTGAGGTTTAGTATATCACGCGTATGGCCGAGTGCCGCTGCGATCAATAATCAATGCTTGCTGCCTGGGTTTATCCTCTGGGTTATTTGGGATTGAGATATGGGTCCAGCGGTCAAACTCGCGAATAATCTGGTCGTACCCAAGTCCCGCAGCCATGATGGTTTTTAATACCTCATCGGGGGTCATGCCTGGCACCCGAATATCAGCTGCGCAACCAACCCGATGTTGGCTGGTGTCTTTAGAACCTACCGCGTCATTGACTTGCTTGCAACGAAAGGCCGAGTTAATCATTACCGGCTTATCACCTAAAACGGTTTTAACTTGCTCTAAGAACATAGCCAGACGGTTTAAGTTGGCCAATTCATCGGGGTTTGGCGTATTGTCAAATTGCCGGTGGTCGGTGGTAGTCAACTCCTCTAGGCTAAAGTGGAGGGTTAGTGGAGTAATCATTTTTTAATCATCCCTTTCATTTCCTCGGTTTTATTTTTACTGCCCTGGCTAGACCCAAAATAAAACGATAAAACTTGGCCGGCTGCCGAGGTTATAAACCCAAGCGCAAAAATAACCAATTGCTGTTGATCGTCTGGGGTATCAACAAACATCAATACCCCAATTAATATAAAGGCCAACCCAACTACGCCTAGAGCAAGAATTGGCACAACCATTTTTTCTAGCTTAGTTGCGTTTTCTGAGGTGGCAACCGCAGCATAAGCCTGGCGGGCAGAGTCACGGTCAGCAACTTCTAATTTAGCGTACTCTAAATCAAGTTCTTTAAGTTTTAAGGCCATCTCAGGGTTACCGGTAAGAGCCTTGGTAACGCCCTCAATGGTGTCATCATCAATGCCTAGCTTAGATGCTATCCAGCCTACGGCAGCGCCACCAGCTGGGCCAGCAACCGCAGTTGCCAACATGGGTGCAACCCCTTTAAGTATTCCTAATAAAGTATCCATTATTTCCATCTTCCCCATGTGCATTCGTAAGCAACCCAAGTTGCAAATATATAACATAGCGCCATAACGCTTTTCATCACCCGTCTATCATGTTGCTCTAAATACTTGTCTTGGCGTATTTCCCACTGCTTTCTTGCCTTAATACCCTGTATTTCTTCCCACGCTTTTTCGCCATACTTCTTAACTATTTCGTGCTTAATCTTTTCTTCGGACTGCTTGGCTAACATTAGCCTTTGAAACTCATCCACCGCCTCAATAATGGTGGTTGTATCGGGATTTATAACCCTAGACTTCTTTCTTGATTCCGCTCTTTCTTTTGCCGCCTTATCCGCTACCGCTAATACACCGTCTATTGCTTTACTTAACTCCTCGCTGGCTTTTACAGACTCATTAAGAGTTTTGGTAACTTGTTTAGCACCATCGACAATTCCAAAAGGGTCTGACATATAGGATCATTTTTTGATTCTTTGCCAAATCTCAGCAATTGGCATAGAGTTAATTTCTTTCCAGCCAATGCAAACACACGCAAACATAATAAAGAGAAAAAATGCAAACATTACAGTAAATGTAACTACTGCAAAAACAGCAATAAAAAGGGCAAATATATTGAGTATGGTCAGTAACATTAGTGGGCCATTAGCATGACGGTTAATACAAATAAAAGAATTAATATATAAATCCGTTTAAGCCAATATTGACGATTTAGGATGCGGGGGTGGTGAATTAGGTAACTCTGCAACTCCAACATATCTTTGTCATATTCAATGTATTTTGGCCTTAACGGGTTTAGGTAATATGAACAACCTATCTCAATTTTGCAATTGTTATATGGCACATCCATTACCTATCGGCCTTATCTGCCAATCGGTCAAAAAACGATGCCATGATGCTTTCTAGTTTGTCAAACCGTGCGGCCATCTCAACCCGAACTTCTTTTAAATCATCCTTGCGCACATACAGTTCTGGCAGACCTTTTTCAATCAGGTGGATGTCTCTGCGCAATTCTTTAACAGAATCCCATAGTTCTCTAGCAAACCAGCCAATGGATGCAACAACGCATCCAAGGGCAATATTGATAATCGTTTGCCATTCCATATTAGGTTTTCATGATGTAGCAAAGAGCATAGTAAGGAGGCAAATTAGCATTTGTACCGCTTACACCAGCAGTTGCGTTGGTTACTGTAATTCCAGTTGATGCAGATGGTAATGCGGCTGGGCTTGCAATACCGCCGCCAGTTGCTGGAATACTTGCTCCAGCACCAAGCGAAACAGTTGCACCGCCGTGAGTATGTGTTGGATCAGTTACAGTTGCTGCGTGTGTATGGCTTACAACAACCGCATCTGCTGAACCGCCTGTAGCGTTTACTGCATAAGTTGATCCAGCGCCAACTACAAATCGGTCTCTTAGGTCTGGTGTGCCGTTTGATCCATTACACAAAGCATATCCAGCTGGAATTGATCCAATTGATCCGGACCACAAGAAAATACCACCAGCTGGTATTGGAGTAGCAGATGGTGGCGTTGCACCAATAATTCCATACAGATTGTCATAAGTTTGTATGGTTACATTACTTGAAGTTGCAAGTACAAATTTATAGAAAAACCCCTCTGTTAGCCAAATGGTAGAGGGTGGCCGGCCATCTGTTCCCAAGATAATAGGATTAGTATTAGCAATAAGACCGCTGGAATCAGTAAAGGTGGAAAGAGGGGTTGTTGACCCAGCTTGATAGGTAAAAATTTTACCAGCGTTTAAGGGCAGGCCATCGTTATTAAAAAACTGAAAACCATTGCCTATGGGGGATAGATTGACTGCCATAATTATTTTCCTTTACCAACATCTTTGAGGGGAATCATTTTTTTCTGAGCGCGCTTTACTGCGGATTTTTCTGCCATTGCAGCGCCGCGTTTTGCTCCATACATACCGCCAACAGTTGCTCCGATTCCAGCGCCTGGCACTCCGCCAAAAGTACCGCCAACAGCGCCACCTACTGAGGTTCCTAAAGTACCCAACAATGGCATTGCGCCCAAACGAATTAAATTGTGAGCCTGTATTGCTGCGCCAGGGTAAGACGCATCATACTTAACAAGATGACCCGCATCATGCAGGTCTTTAACCATCTGGGCTATTTCTTTATCTTCCATCAAAACGCCAAGTTTGCGATTATTGTCGTTTAGGTATTTAGTGACATTGCCAGCATTCCATTGGCCTTTGTTTTTAGAGCCCTCTTGTAATATACGATTAGCAAACTGTGCTTTAATCTCAGCTATAGCTGCATCCGCTTGAGGCCTTAGTTCGTCTGGCATTTCTTTAAGCAGCTTAATTAAATGACGCTGCTGGTCAACATCCATGCGCTCTATGGTGGATGCAATCTTCTCAAATGGCACGGCGCGGTTCATGGGTGACTGTGGATCATAATCCATAATCTTGGCCACGCCTTTTGGATCGTCTAATAAACGGGCAATTTTGGTACGAATGTCTCTAGCTTTTTTGTAAACATCCTCGCCAGCTACTTTGGTAACATCATTGTCAATTTTGTCTTTAAAGCGACCAATAATTCCAGAGCGCTCGTTATTCCAGTTAGAATTGATGTATCTACGCAAACCTTCGGCCTGCTCAACTGTCATTGGTTTTACCTTGCCGCTTGCATCTAATAAATCATTTTCTTTCAAATGGGCTTCAACGCCGCGACGCAAAGACATAAAGCTGTCGTTTACCGTAAAGTTAGAGTTTGTATCTAAGAATTTCTGTATGTCGCCTGGTATAACTGCTGGCTGCGTTCCAGCTACTTGTTTAGCTTGAGCATACGATTGATCCATTTGAGTTTGCAGCACATTCTTAAAATCATCAAATGGGCGCGTAATCCTTGTGCCGCGGTCATATAAAGAAGTTTCATCAAGGCCTAAAGTTCCACCGGTGCGCTCAATAATTTTTTGGCTAAAGTTTTCTAAAGCCATGCGCTCATTGGCTAGTGTGTCTCTATAAAGTTGACCCACAGGCGCGTCTACTTTACTGGTCTGGAATTCATTTGCAGCAGCAAAACCGTCACCTAAAACAGATGATTCGCGGGCATTTTCTAAGCCAACCCGTTGCAACACTTGCTTGCGCTGTTCCTGTTCTGCCAGGTTAACCTTACCCTTAGTTGCGTACTTAACCTCTGGGAATGGCTGCGTTTGCGTTGAGGCAGGCATTGTTGGAGTCTGTATTCTTGGCGATGGAGGCAATACCTGTGCTGTGCCACCAGGTTGCTTGGCTTTTAATTGAGCCTGAAACTCCTCATAAGTTACTTTAGGTTTTCCGGCTAAAGTTGGCTCAACTCTTGGTGCCTCTGGGGCTTTTGGTACTGCGGTTCCTAATACATCCTCTACTTTACCCGCAGCAGAAACATATCCTTTTTGCGCATACGGGGCCGCTTTAACCGCGGTACCAGCTAACACAGTTCCCATCATGTTTTCAATATCGGTTGCGGGCAAACCTGTTTTTTCAGCAATCCATGCCGCGCCCTTTTGGAAGTTTTCGCCAACAAAATTAACTAACCGGCGGGTTGCCTCGCTTTGATATTCGGGCGTTTCAGTTATCCCAAATGTTCTGCCCATACCAGACTCAAACGGCGCAGCAGCTGCCGTGCTAATTTCTTTGGCTTGTTCTGGTGTCTTGCCTATTGCACGGGCTCCAGCATAGGTAACTGGTTCCACAATCCCTGGAACAACGCTACCAATGGTTGCATCATAAAAACTAGCGGCGGTACGGCCAAACTGAGTTAATGGACCGGCTTGGGTCATATCTTTAACTTTACCCACTTTGCGCGCTGGGGTCTCGGTTGTTTGAACTTCTACCGGCTTACCTAAAATCATGTCACCAACAGGGTCGGCAACGGCTTGACGCATAGCTGGTTGTGCCGCACCCACTTGAACTGTAACTTGTGAAGTTACGGGTTCATTGGGAATTGACCTAGACATTGCTGGTTGCGCACCAGAGGACAACTCAAAAAATTGTTTACGAACCTCTAATGGATAATTATTAAACTTGTCAGGCGTTGTTAATATTTCCTCTAATCGACTTGGGTTATAACCCATTTCAGTAAACCGTTTAACCGCCATTTGCACTTGAGGTGGCTGCAAATTTTCAAAACGAAAAGAATCACTAGACTGTTGCGGGGGCGGTGGTTTGGACCCACCTAAAATAAGTTGGCCAATGTCTTGCATTACAAATCACCTGTTTTGGTTAATTTAACCAAATTGTTGTATTTACGATACAAATCTTTAATTTGTGTTTCATCCATATCGCTTAGCAATTTATCTCTTAATTCTTTTACTTTTTGAGGGTCTTTTACATCGCGCATTACATTCATAAGTTCAAAAATGCGTGAATCAGCATTAGATGACCACATCTGCTGGAATCGTTTAGCGTTGGCATCTCCAAATTGCTGGGTATGGCGCTGCAATCCCGTAGCCTGCATATCTAAATTGGTAATATCGGCATCGGCTCGGCGGGCAATGCTGAGCAATACTTCTGGCGGGAAAGTTTCATCGCCGCTGGCCATACGAATTAATCCTTGGCCACCAACCGTATCTAATGATCCGCCCATGGCCTTAATGTTTGCAATTTGCACATTAGCCAAATCTTTAGACAACTGTTTATAGGTAGGATCACCAATAATGTCCGCAAATTTTCTTTTGACTACGCCAACGGGTCCTGTTTCAGTTAATGAAGATTGCTCTAATTTTTGTGCAGTTTTAACCACTTCTTGCAAATTACGCCGTGCAGTTGTTAGTTCGGATTGCCGCTGCACTAAACCATTTCGGTATTGGCTGCCGGCTGCACGGTCTGTATCTTCTTGCGGTAATGCAGCATACGGTACGCCTGCTTGACGCACCGGATAAGCCACAGGTAATCGGCCTGTATCTGGCTGCATCATTTGCGATGTTGGCGCAACGACAGGCGCTGGACCAGCTGCCGGAGCAGCTACTGGTCTTGTTTGAATTGGGGCAGTCATATCTGCTGCTGTAACTCCAGCGGGCGCGGGTGCTGCCCCAGGCAAAGGTAGTGTTGTTACAGTTGCAGGGCCGCCACGGAATATACCAGACTGACCGCCAGAGGTTACGATTTGTGGTGTTTGTAATTGTTGCTGGCCTGTAGGTCCAATCTGGGTCTGAATTACATTGTCAATGTATCTAGCAAAGTTCTTTGGGTCATTAATGGCTATTTGCGTAGCAGTTGTTGAAATTTTTTCTACTACTGCAGGCGGAATCCCAAGATTTCTTGCTTTGGCTTTAATTTCTGTCAATGCGTCAATTGCTTGATTTGCATCGCCAGATACAACGCGCGGGTCATTCCGATAGCCTCCGACTATTCCCATAAAGCCATCGCTTAAATTTTTATCAAAAGTAAATGCGGCAGACTTTTCTCCAGTTGTTGCGGTGCGGGTTTGGATTTGTGCCTGCTGTACTAACTCTGGGAATATTTCGCTTTCCCGTTGATATGCTTGCGCACCACGGGCTAAATTAACTATTTCCGGCAAACTCATTGTTGCCGGCGGTTTAGCGCTTAAAGAAATGTCTGGTTTTATATTAATTGCCATGATTGTTCCTTACGCGTATGAAACGGGGTTAACTATCTGGCCTGATTGTGGGCCACCCATAGGTTGTGTTGGGGTAACTGCTGGCGGTTTTATCAAAGAAGATAAAAATGCCATATTTCCAACATTTCCAAAAGCCCCACCATAAGCATTTGCTGCGCCAACCGTTCCCGCTGCTTGTGCTGCTGCTGAACCAGTTGTTAGTCCGGTTTGCCCTGCAGCAAAGTTTTGTGCGGCATTAACCCCAGTATTTACCGCGCCTTGGCCCATTCCAGCAATATTAGCTAGAGTGTTATAAATATTGCCACGCTCAGTTTGGAATCTATTAAATGCGTTGCCGTACTCGGTAGACGCTAGGTTTTGGCCATAATCAGTAAGGGCGCGCATTGTATTACCGCTGATTGCACCGCCTCCCACATTAGCCAAACGCTCGGTTGCCTGAGTTCCCAAGCGCTGCCGAAATGCCATACTAGGGTCTAAATATTGTGCAAATTGGTCTGGTCCAAACTGAGCCGTTAAAAAGGGTTTCATCCGCTCAATGTCTTTAAGGGCGGTATAACCTGTTTCGCGGTATGGCCCTAAATCCGCCCTAGATTGCTCATACATGGCCAATTCTTGTGCAGCCGCACGGTCTGCAGCAGAGGCCTGCGTCTGCGCAGCTGATTTTGCAGCATCTGCACTCATCTTAGCGCCTAGTAGGCCTGCTCCGGCCCCTATCGCTATTGCGGTACCTGTTCCTATAGCCATTATTCGATTCCCTTCATAAATGTACGCTCCATCGGCTCAAAGCCTGCCCGACAGTAAACCTTTTCCATTTTTGCTGATCTTTCATCTTCCAAAGCAATCATAAAAATAGTTTTTGCTCCGCGTTCCTTTGACCACAATTGTAATTGGTTAAACATCTTATTACCAACTCCAGAGCCTCTTGCTGAGGGGGTTAACCACCACAACAGTTCTTGAGACACTTTATGGGAGGGCGAAAAATAGAGGGGGTAAATGATGCCCGCAGTAATTCCTACCACTTCTCCATTTAACTCTGCCAACAAAATACAGATGTCTGGGTTGTCAATTGCTCCCCTTAAAAATTCTTTGTAGCCCTCTGGCTCAAAAACTGAAACCCTACGCATAGGTGATGCAGCATGAAAATCAGCGCTTAATTGCACACATATTGGCAAGTCGGCCTCAACTGCCTCACGCAAAATAATCGTATTTTCGGCTTGGTTCATGGGTTGTAATAAGGGATTCTTTTAGACTCACCGTTGACCGTAACCTCAATAAACCCCTCTGGGTTTGCCGGTAGGGTAGCCGATCCAGCAGTAGCTGTTGCTGCGCTAGAGAAGTTCAACAGATTAAGCAAAAATAGCTGCCAGGCGCGAGTTGGCCGTCCGGTATCATCAATTAATGGACTTGTTGGCAGCCGTTGGTTTTGCGGTGTAGACATTAGTTTTCTCCAGCCTCTGCCTTTAAGTTTGCAGAAATAATGACTGCCTTAACGGGGTCAGAGATAGATACCTCAAAAACCTTATCACGGGAAAATCCTAACCGCCGCCAAATAGCACGATTTAGGTATTTTCCCTGTTTTCCAATGGTTGTCCAATATTCGTTAGACCATGTAGAACCACCGTCATTAGACCAGCGCAGCATTGCCTGGGGGTCATCCCCTTGGCCGGTTGATATGCCAACGCCTGGCTGGAACTGTATCTGCAACTCATGGAAATACTGGCGCTGCAGGTCGGTTGTAATGTGTGGGGCTCTGCGAATGCGGCGGATTGTTTGGCCGTCATCGGTGTAAAAATTACGCCCTAATTGATAAATCTTGCCATTTTCATAATCTCCAACCAACACTTGTTGGTTAAAGAATGCGCAGCAATTACCACGGTGGCGCTCAAATTCGTTTTGGTTGTTACGGTACAACCACTTATGCCACAGGCCGGTGGTGTTGTCATATGCCCAAGTTAAACCGTTAGTTCCAATCGAGGGAAAGGTCACCACATAGACTTCATGGCCCTCTAGCTGGTAAGTCCAGGCCAAAGCATTGGCCACATTCTGATTGACTAAGGTTGTTTCTACCGCGTGAGTCGATATTCTTTCAGGAAAATATCCATTCATGCGGACTATCATGGCCTCGCCGCGATTGTTCTTTGAAACATACGCAAACGAGTTACCCATCCTAGACATAGAATATTGCGCTGCAATACCTTGCTGGGTGGATGTGCCAGGAATCCGCGTAAAGGGAAATGGCACCGCGCCCGAATTAATCCAGACTTCGGAGGACATCTCGCCAAGCAAATAGACTTCTCGGCGGTCAACAATAATCGACACTAGGTCATCTGGTGAGCCATCCTTACTGGCAAAGGACAATGGGTCGGTAATAGGACTTAATAAGTCTGAGGCAGCAAACAGCTGCGAATCCGGTTTGTTGTAAACAAAGTAATTGTCGGTTATATCAACCGTTCCGCCGCCTTGAAATGGACCGTCAGTTGCGGGCAATACAGTCCAGTTCATCGCAAAAATGGTTGTGCTGCTTACTGTCTGCGATGCGCTAACGGTATAAGTTCCTACTCCGCCTGATCCTGTGCCAAAGGCCTTAATGATTGTGCCATCGGTAACTCCAGTACCGTCAATGGTTTGGCCTATCCGCAGAGTTCCGCTAGTGACCGCAGAGACAGTAAGCGTTGTTCCAGATATTGCG